CTGTTTCGATAGGTTGCCACTTTGCCTCCAACTCAGCAATGCGCGCCTTCAAGCGGTCAATCTCGTCATTCATTGTTCTGTTCTCCTCTTTGGTTGCCCCGGCGCGGGCTATGCACCGGGGCGATTGTGTTGGTAGCGCATCTATTCATTCATAGACGCAGTGCTGCCTTTCTTTGTTTTGCCCGCATCAACTGAGCGGCGGGCGTGGGTTAACTCTTTTTCTGGTATATAGTCGGATGATCCCAAGTCCCGCGACCGTCTTTGGCGAGGTCGCCTGACCGCACTAATTGCTGCAAGGCTTGGCTGATCTCGCTATAATCCATCCTCAGACCCTTAGCGGTGAGCGCGCGCTGCACGTCTGAAACGATCCGCGCCCGCCCATCACGCATGATTAGGGCCACTGTGCGGCGATGTGTGTCACTCGCCATCAGCCAACTCCGCTGCCAGTGCGGCGTAGCCGCAGATGTCAATCAGGCTGTCTTCGTGCGGAAAACCTGTCGTAGCCATGCGTGCGATCTTCAGATCGGCCATCATCAGTGCGACCTGATAGGCCTCGATATCGACACCGAGGTGCTGGGACCAACGGTCGGCGATGTTCTGAAAATTCAGTTTGGGTCTGCCGTAATCCTGTTCGCGGTTTCCGGTGATTAAATTATTAGCCGTCTCTAAAATGTGCGTGCGGTGAGTCATGTTCTTTCCTTTCAATCAATGCTGAAGTTGTCGCAAGTGTTTTCCAAGACAGCACTGATCGCTGCTTTGACATCGTCTTCCCGGTTCTCCGGGACGTATAAGCATATCCTTTTTAGACCTCTCTCCTCCGTCTGCCTCCTGCGGTATTCTTTGGCGCGTTCTGCGGGTGTTTTGACCATATCTGATATCCTTGGTTACCCCGGCGCTAGGCCGGGGTGTTGGGTTAGGCCGAAAATCCGGCTGCGTACTCTTCGACCATTGAATGCAGCTCATCTAGCGATCCGGCGAAACTGTCTTCTGCCCAAAGCGGTTCGCCGTCAGGCTTTGTGATCCAGTACCCGCGCGGCGAGCAGTACTTGTCTTGGACTGTGTCGATACCCAAAGTGCGAGCCTTGGTTTGAATTTTTTTGTATCTAGTCATTGTCGTTCTCCTCTGTGATACGTCACAATAGCGTCTGTGTCGCGTCACGTCAACAGCTAATTTACGCTTTACGCGCAAGCTACTCGCTTGTCTTAACGGAATAGGCTAATATGCCCCCGTAAGGAGACGTGACATGCCCGCTAGCACAACAAACTATTCGTGGAACCTGCCAACTGTCGGTGGAGATGAAGACGCCTGGGGCGGTTATCTAAACTCGAATTGGAGCGCCTTAGACACTCTGCTTGGTGGGACCAACGCAACAGAGTTCGCGATCCTTGACGGGGCAACCCTAAGTACAACGGAACTAAACCTGTTGGCCGGGGTGACGTGGTCGCTGGCCAACTACAACGCGCTGACGGCGTCTGCCACCGAACTTAATTTGCTTGACGGTGTGACAAGTCTTACGGGCGCTGACAACGTGCTTGTGACAGGCACGGCTGGAACAAGTGGCCAATATGCGCAATGGAACAGCGACGGCGACGTGGTGGGCGTCGATATTAATATTCTGCCAGAGTCGGATTGGGAGGCGGGTACAAGCACCACTGAAGCTCTTGTAACGCCTGCTAAAGTTAAAGCAGCGATTGAAACAAGGATTCTCGTTGCTGTTGAGACTGCCCGCTTTGACCTAACGAAGGATACATGGGTAAAGCGGCAGATCGAGCAAAGCCACAATGATATTTCCGGGGCGTCTATATCTTCCAACGTAGTCACCCTGCCTTCAGGGACGTACCTTATGCAAGCCTTTGCGGTTACAGACCGCGAGCTGAGAGACAATGCACAACTACGCATTCAGAACACAACTGCGTCAACATCTATTGCCGCAAGTGCCGCAATGAGGCTAGTTGACGGCGATGGGGATAGTGGCAACGCCTCTATGCACGCTACGGGCGTAGTAACTCTCGCGTCTCCCGCTGATATCGAGTTGCAGGTTTATGCGTCGGCTAATGTTTCAAGCCGACCCTCAACGGATTATTCTGGCATTAACCCTCAAGGCGCTAGCTTAATTGTCACAAAGCTGGCTTGATCCATTCGCGGGAGATTGACGTGCCTTTTATATCTCTAAAGCTGCCACCAGGGTTTTTTCGCAACGGTACAGACCTTGAGGGGGCGGGCCGTTGGCGCGATGGGAGCTTGGTCCGCTGGCGCGAGGGTAGCTTGCGACCAATCGGCGGTTGGCGGGAACGTGTCCCAAACATGTTCAGCGCAGCCCCGCGAGCGCTAATACCATGGCAAGACAACAGTGGCGCTCGCTGGATTGCGGGCGGCACATACGACAGCTTGAAGGTGGTCACGTCAGGTGGTGTGATCACTGACATTACGCCCAGCGGGCTGGCGAGTGGCATTGAAGACGCTGCGGTCAACACTGGTTTTGGGGGCGGGTTTTTTGGATCAGGCGTGTACGGTTCGGTGAGGCCAGACACCGGAAACTTCAGCGAAGCGACGACGTGGTCACTGGACAACTTTGGGCAATACCTTGTCGCGTGCAGCGTATCTGACGGTAAGATTTACGAGTGGCAGCTAAACACGGGGGCTTTGGCCGCGCAGATCACCAATTCCCCGACAGGGTGTGTCGGCTTGGTTGTCACAGAAGAGCGTTTTTTGTTTGCGCTGGGCGCGGATAGCGACCCGCGAAAAGTCGCGTGGTGTGACCAAGAGAACAACACGACGTGGACTGCCGCCGCGACCAATCAAGCGGGATCCCAAACGCTTCAGACCCCCGGCCAGATCATGGCAGGTATACGCGCCGATGGGCAAACGCTTGTGGTGACAGATGTTGACGCTCATCGCGCCATCTACGTCGGGCCACCCTTTGTCTACCAATGGGAGCGCGTAGGATCGTCCTGCGGCCTCGCCGCGCGCAAAGCTATCACCGCAACTGACAACGGCGTGTTCTGGATGGGCCAACGTGGTTTTTTCCGGTTTGATGGGCAGAACGTGCAAGAGTTGCCATGCGAGGTCCACGACGCGGTCTTCAAAGACATCAACACCGCCCAGATCAGTAAAACCTGGGCGGTAAGCAACGGGCAGCACGGCGAAGCATGGTGGTTCTATTGCTCGGCTGGCTCGACCGAGATCGACAGTTATGTCGCCTACGATTATAAGGAAAACCATTGGCTGATCGGCAAGATGGATCGAACAGCGGGCTTTGACCGTGGCGTGTTCCGTACTCCAATTTACGCCGACGCCACAAGCGATCTATATGACCACGAAACAGGCTTCACTTACGACGGCTTAGAGGTTTTTGCCGAAAGCGGGCCAGCAATGCTTGGCAATGGGGAACGCCTTTTGAATGCCCATAAGCTGATACCCGACGAGGGTACGCAAGGCGATGTGACGCTGACATTTAAGACACGCCGCTACCCCAATGGTGCGGAAACTTCGCACGGCCCATATACCATGGCCAACCCTACAAGCATTCGCTTCAGCGGACGCCAAGCGCGCATGCGGGTGGTGGGCAACACGCTCACGGGCTGGCGGTTCGGTGTTCCTCGCATCAACGCGACAGAAGCAGGTCGTCGATGAGCGCACCGCAGATACCACAGCCGCGAGGTGACGATTGGCGCGCATGGGGCGGTCAACTTGTGCGATCCTTATTGCGCCAGCTTGTGCGCTTGAACTTCAAAGATGCCGACGACAACCCGTCTGAAAACGGCATCCTCTTGTGGGACAACGTCAACGGCTACCCTGTCGTGTCCAAGAACAACGAGTGGCGGCAGGTGGTTCTGGAAGACGGGCATTACGCTGGTACGATCACGTCTGATGTCACTGCCGCGCTGGTCGATACCGCGTACCCGCTGACATTCACAGCCTCGTTATCAGACGGCATTACGAACGGCACCCCGGCATCACGCATCGTCTTCGAAGAAGGCGGTCACTACATGGTGTCGTTTTCGGGGCAGATTAGTTCGACATCCGGGTCAACTGTGCGGTTCCGCTTTTGGCCTCGCATCAACGGCGTTGACCAAACAGGCAGCACCATCGTCGCCGCTTTGCACCAAAACAACGCCACGACCGTAGTGTCGCGTGCCACGACTTTCACTGTGTCCGCGGGAGACTATCTTGAGGTGGTGTGGGCCGTCGATAATACCAACGGCTTCTTAGACGCCGTGGCGGCGACGGCATACGCCCCGGCAGCGCCTGCGGCTACGATAGGTATTACGAGGCTACATGCGTGACACTTTTTGGATAATGGGGTAACATGACACCGCGAGTGCAATTGATCGGAAAAGACCAAGTCGATTTGGTTTGGGAGATTGCAGAGCCTGTCTTAGCTTTGTCGCAGCGACGTATCGCGCGAGACGTTGGGACTGAAGACATTTACGCGGCGATCCTAGCTGGGCATGCCCAGCTTTGGGTGATCGTTAGTGAGGACACGCTGAAGGCCGTTTTGGTGACGGAAATAATTCAGCACCCTCGGAGCCGAATTTTAAAAATTATGCACGTCGCTGGAATAGACATGTCGATGTGGATAGACGAGGCGTTGGGCACAATGAAACGATTTGCTGTTGATATGGACTGCGATAGGGTTTCTGCCGACGCGCGGTTAGGGTGGCTGAAACACGCACCGAAACACGGGTTCAAAGAGACGCACCGCGTCTACGAAATGGAGTTGTAGCATGGGCGGTAGCCAAACAAGTTCGACACGGGTGGATATGCCCGAATACGTCGAGGACTATTACAGAGGCACATACTTCCCTGCTGCGGAAGAAGTCGCGGGGATGGAGTTCAACCCGTTCGAAGGCCCGATGGTCGCTGGTGTGTCACCCCTGTCGATGGGCGCGCAGCAATACTACCAGGGTATTGGTGATGTGTCCGCGATGACGCCGCAAGACTATACGGCCATGAACCAAGCCAATCTTTCGGGCTACACGCAAAACGTCATCGACCCCACCTTGGCTCGAATGGCCCGCGAGCGTGAAATTGCCCGCACTGGCGAGATGGCAGACATCACGCGCGCTGGCGCATTCGGCAATGAGCGTCGTGGTGTTTATGAGGCTGAACGCCAAGCGCAGTACGAACTGGGCCGAGACGAGATGATCGCCAACTTGATGCGTCAAGGCTACAACGAGGCGCAAGCAGCCACGATGTCCCAACTGCAAATGGGCCAAGGCGCTGCGGCTCAAGCTGCGGCGGGTATGCAACAGCTAGGGGCTTTGCAGCAAGGCACTGAGCAAGACATCCTCAACGCGCAGATCAACGAGTTCATGCGCCAGCAAAATTTTCCGCTGCAACAACTTTCCGCGCTGGGCGGTGCAGCAGGCGCGGGCGGCTCACTGTCGGGTACAAGCACGACGCAAACAAGTTCCCCTGGGTTTGGGGATATTCTTGGTGGGTTTGGCGCTTTGGGCCAAGGCATAGGGGCTATGTCTGATCGACGCTTAAAGGATAACATCCAGCACCTCGCGACTGAGAACGGCGTAAAGTATTATCGTTGGACATGGAACGATGAGGCCAAACGCATTGGCGCTGACGACACACCGCCAATGGGTGTTATTGCCCAAGAGCTTGAAGAGATTTACCCGCACTTGGTTGAGACAGGGGAAGACGGATATCTGCGCGTCAACTATACTGGCTTGCGAATTGAGCAAGGCGTCGCTCCGGTTTAAGGTTTTTGTAAATGGCTATCAGTCCAGAAGCGCAAGCAGCCTACGACGCCTTGAGCGCGGCATACGGCCAACCGCTCGACGTTATATCCGGTTATCGTAGCCCGGAGTATAATCGCCAAGTCGGTGGCGCGTCGAACAGTCAGCACACGCACGGGAATGCGTTTGACATTAACGTGCGTGGAATGCCGATTGATGACCGCTTGGCGTTGGCTTCTCAGGCGCGAGACGCAGGTTTCAGGGGCTTTGGGTTTTACGACAACACCCTGCACTTTGACGTGGGGCCGTCGCGCTATTGGGGGCCGTCACACTACCGTGAGAGTACGCCGGATTGGGCGCGGGCATGGGCGCAAGAAAACATCGGGGGCGCAGCCCCTCAAGGAGTACCAAGCATGGCGATGACACCTGATCCGCAGCCCCAAGGGTTTATGAGCAACCTTTTTGGCGGCTTTTCCGACGCGCCGGATACAAGCCCGACAGACCCATACGCCAACCTGTCACGGCAGCAGCGTATGATGCTGGGCTTCGCGGCTCTGCGAGACGCAGGGGCATCGTTTGCTGGCCGTGACACTGACTTCTTTGCGGAAACGCTTGGGGGCTATGAGAGTGCGCGGGACCGCGAGCGGCTACGGCGTCAGGGTGAATTGCAAAACCGCGCAGCCGCCCTGCAAGGTTTGGCACAAATTCAGCAGCAGATCGCTATTGCACGGGCGAGAGGTGTGCAACCAAGTGACGCTCAGTTGCAGCTTGAACAATATTTCACTCAGATGCTGACATCTGAGGGTGGTGGTCTTGAAGGCGCTGCACCAATGGTTACACCTGATGCGCCAGTGGTTACGCCTGCGGCGGCTGCGGTTACGCCTGCGGCGGTTACGCCTGCGGCGGTTACGCCTGATGCACCAATGGTTACGCCTGATGCGCCAATGGTTACGCCTGCGGCGACTGCGGTTACGCCTGCGGCGACTGCGGTTATGCCTGCGCCAGAAACACCTGCCCCAGAGGTGGCAGCGGTTACACCTGATGCTCCGACGGGTGCGCCCCGACAAAGCGGCCTTCTCCCGTCATCTGATTACAAAACCCAGATTGAACAGTTAGACGCGCGAATTACAGCCGTCACGGCTGCTGGGGGTGACACGCAAGACCTCAGAGGGCAAGCCAGCCGCGTACAAAGACTGTATGAAACGGCCATAGGGTACGAGCGAGAAGACCGACTCGCTGCGCAAGAAATCCAAGCAACGCCAGAAGAACTTGATATGGCTGTGCAAGCCTTGGCTCGTATGCAAAGTCTTGAGGCGTTGAGCAATACGCAACTCGGAACTATTTTGGGTCCGTTTGTCGGTGAAGTTGGCTCAGAAGACCCTCTCTATGCGAGAGTTTTAGTCAACAGGATTATGGGAGAAGAAGGGGCAGAAATACGTGCTGATGTTGACCAGATTGTCGCAGAACAGTTCTTGCAGGCATTTGACAGGCTAAAAGGTGGGGGCCAGATTACTGACAAAGAAGGCGACCGTGCCTTGAAAGCCAAACAGCAGCTAACAGCAAGAGCCGTTAGTCCCGAAGCCTACAGGCAGGCCATAGTAGAATTGCGCATGATTACGGAAAACCTACTTGCGCGCTCAAAAGGGGATGAAGCTCCCCATAGCCTTGAGGATATCGCAGGGGGTGTTACAGGTGGGGCTGCGTCGGATAGTCAAACTTTATCGAACGATGCCGCAGGCTTTTTAGGGCTGGCTGTTCAGCAGTAAGGAAATCCACATGGAGTACACACCAGACCAGTATCGTCAGGCCGCTCGACTGGCTTATGAGGCGGGCAACATAGCTGCGGCAGAAGAGTTGGCGCAAGCGGGTCTAGCTGCGCAGCGCGCCGCGACAGAGGGTGATGTGGAATTTGGCGCTGTACGCTCAATGCTCAAAGGTATGGGCGAAGGTGGCGAGGACATCGCTCGCACCGTTGCGAGCGAAGGCTTGCAGCTTGGGGCGGGTATACATGATGTTATGTCTGCACCAGGTCGCGCTGCCGATTTCGCCCTTGCAAAAGGCTCACAGGCTATTGCCGATCTGTTCGGGGTAGAAGCACCTGAGTTCACACAGCGCCCATATGAAATGACCGGGGGGCAACCAAGCACTGGTCGCGCAATGATTGAGGCAGGGCCGATCACTGGCCCTGCTATGCAATATGAAGCTCAAACCCTGCCGGGGGACATTGCAGGAACAATGGTTGAAATGGCCCCGGCGGCGGTGCTTCCCGGTGGTCTTCTTTATAACGTCGCCGCACCTGCTGTGGGTCAAATCGCGGGTGAGCGAGCGGCTGAAGCACTTGATTTCGGTGAGACAGGGCAGCTTGTAGGCGGCATTCTCGGTTCTATCGCTGGCCCGTCAGCACTGGCATCGGGTGTTCGCACGTTGTCACCTGCTAGCGGAGTTCCGTCTGATCTCCGTCAAGTTCGTGCCGATCTCCTTGAAGATGCTATGCGCCAAACGCCAGACGGCACTGGCCTTTCGGCGGGGCAATTTACCGGGGACACCGCTTTGCGGACTGTGGAAGGAACGCTCTCAGCGTCTGACGACCAGCTTCGCGCGTTCACTGCTGCGGTTGTCCGCGAAATGGGTGGTACACCTGGGGGTAAGCTTCCCGATACGGTAAAGTCTCTTGGCGATAACATCGGAAGCATGTTCGATGAGGTGGCTGACGCTATGCCGCCTATCAACCCGTATCTAACAAGAGGTGCTTCCGGGGATACTGTTGTTGACCGACTGCGCAACACCGCAGAGACATACGGTCGGAGCGTTGGTACAGGCGAGCGCGTCAGTGTTGTTGATGATGTGGCCGATTGGATGGAGCGTTCTCTGCGGACGGGCAAGCCAATCGACGGCAGCGAAGCTCTTCGGTGGAGAAGCGAACTCAGCGAAATCACCGCCACCAGTGGAAACGTCGCAACCCGGAGGGCTGCGGGGGCAGCGTTGCGCGAACTTGATGCTCTCATGGACACCGCGTTGCGTTCGGCAGGCAGGGGCGATCTGGTTGAGACACTGACAAGCGCCCGCCGCCGCTGGCGCGATTTCTTGGCGTTTAGACACGCCGCATCTCGCGCAGGTGAAGCACCGCTTGAAGGGGCTATTTCCCCGCAGGCTCTCGCACAGTCCATGCGGGCGCAAGACGAAGTGTCATACGCATTAGGTGATCGCGGGTCGTTTGGTGATTTGGCCCGCGCAGGCGAACAAATCTTACGTCCCGCGCCAGCCGTATCGGCAGGTGGTGTCCGCGAAGTCCCGTCAATGCAAGCCGCGCAGGCAGCAGAGACAATGGCGACTATCGGCAGCGCAATCAGCCCAACGGCTGCTGCTGCGGGCGCGGTTGGGGCAAGGCTTTTCCCCGGTATGCGTAAAGGGTTCGTGAACGATCCGCTGATGCAACAGTATTATCGGCTTGGTTACCTGCCAACACCTGACCCGCTGCCCCTTTCGACGCGTATGCTTACGTCAGGTCCGCTTTCGATCCTTGGGCAAGGCGATTAAAAGAGCTTTTCTTGCTCTTCCTTTTGGCGTTGGCGTTTAGGCGCTGACGCCTTTTTCTTTTCGCGCAACTCTTTGATCACGTCAGCCGCTGTGTCGCACAGCTTGAAGACGGCACGATGGTTGGGAAAACGGTGCGCGATGCGCAAGTCTCTCTCAAGATTGTCCAGTTCTTCGTTGGTCATGGTGTTACCTTCCGGTTTGCGGTTTCAATGCGTTCAGCAAGTTGCGCTGCACGGCGTCTTTGTTTCCAAGCACGCTCATCACGCGCTCATCGATAGTGCCTTTGGCTAAGATATGCGCCACCCTGACGGGGCGCGTTTGCCCTTGGCGGTGAAGGCGCGCGTTGAACTGTTGGTATAGCTCAAGCGACCAGTTTAATCCAAACCACACGCACAGCGCCCCACCCTTCTGCAAGTTAAGGCCGTGCCCAGCGCTGGCAGGGTGGGCCAAGAGCATTGGGATTTCGCCACGGTTCCAAGCATCAATCGTTTCCTGCTTTTTGTCCAGAACCCTGGCGTGCGGGAACCTCTTAAGCAAGCGGGCGAGATCCGATTTGTAGTTGTAAGCCACAAGCATCGTTTCCCCCTCATTGTCTTCAACGATCTCTGCAAGCGCGTCCAACTTCGCCTTGTGTGTCTCTGACCAGTTCCCGTTGGCGTCGGTATAAAGTGCGCCATTGGCGTACTGCATCAACTTGTTCGCCAGCACGGCGGCGGTGGATGCCTCGACTTCTTCACCGTCGTCCAGTTCGGCCAACATGGTCCGTTCGAAATGCAAGTAGCTTTGCAGCGTGGTGGCATTCAGCGGAACTTTTACGCTGAGATCGATCCGCGCCGGGACATCCAAGTAATCGTCGGCGCTCATGTGGATGATCTTGTCTGTGAGCAGGTCGTGTATCTTATGGTCTGCGCCTTTGCGCGGCTCAAACTTACGACCCCAATAGTCGGCCTCAAAGAACCGTTGCTTGTAGTTTGTCAGAGTGCGACCAAGACGCTCGCCGTAGTCCACCAGATACATCTGCGCCCACAAGTCGAGAAGGCCGTTGGGGCTGGGCGTCCCGGTCAGCAGGACGACGCTGTCGATCTGTGGCAGCATCTTGCGCAGCGCCTTAAAGCGTTTGCTCGACGCGTTCTTGAATGACGAACTTTCATCGATCACGACAACGTCGAAGTCCCAGCGCGAGCCGTATTGCTCAACGAGCCACGGGATGTTCTCACGGTTTATGACATAGATGTCAGCGTCGAGGCTCAACGCTTGCCTGCGCGCCTTGTCGCTACCCGTGGCGACTGACACACGCAAATGCTTGAGATGGCCCCACAGCCGCGTCTCCTGCGCCCACACGCTGTTCGCAACGCGCAGCGGTGCGACGACCAAAACCTTCCGCGCTAGAAAGCCGTCAAGCATGTCGCAGATCGCGGTCAAGGTCGAGGTCGTTTTCCCCAACCCCATTTCAAGCGCCAACATGCAACGCTTCTCTTTGAGGATGAAGCTGACAGCGCGTTCCTGATAGGCGTGAAGGTTATGGCGTGAAAGCATTCGCGTCATCCTTGTTATCGATCACCCGCACGTCACAGCCCAACGCTCTGCGAGCCGCGTGGTCACGTTCTTGCAGGGGCGTCGGTTTCTTCCCCGGTGCCTTCAACTCAACAAAAATGATTTTGCCCCCAGGCATTGTGACGATGCGGTCAGGCACAGACCTCTTGGTAGGCGAAGTGAACTTCTCACATGTACCGCCCAGCGCCTTAACTCTGCGCACCAGTGCTTGCTCTACGTCGCGTTCAAGCATTTTATATGTTCACCCCCACCTGCTTAAAGGCCATCTGCGCCATGCCCACATACCGATCGACATCGGCATCCTCTGGAAACTCCTCTGGTAAATCAAGGCACGGCCTACTTCCGTCGCTCTGCGGAACTTTGTTGCTGTTCTTGGCGTAGTTGATTGTCTCGTCTGGGCCAACATCGGTGCTATAGTAAAAGCGAACAGCCTTACCCAAAGCCTGATCGCGCCACACCGCACCGCCAGTGACTTTGCGCAGCATCACGAACTTGTCGATGTCTCGGCACCCACGAATGACTTCCCGGTAATCGGCTTTGCCCGCGAGGTGTGCGGCAACCGCGTCAGACACGATTGTGAATTGCGGGTTCTTCATCAACCCCGGTTCGGCAAAAGCACCCTTGCGCTTCGTAGAACCATCTGGCTTGACCGCGATGTAATTGTTCACATCGCGCGAGTGAAGGCTGCGGTAGTCGCTGCGTTCCAAGGTGTAGGACGTGTCCAACTCCCAGTTCCACATCACCACCCCGACCTCATCCTCAAGGCTCTTGGGGTACAACGCGACAATGCCATCGGTGTTCGCGCTGACGACCTTAACCCCAATCTGTTCCAACCGTTCGATCAGCATCAGCAGTGCGAACTGTCCGGTCAGGGTGGTCTGGATTAAGAGGTTCGGCGCGTAAAGGGCGCTGTACTTGCTTCCCAGTTTCCCAAAGCTGCCGTTGACGACAATCTTCAGCGTGTCCGCGGTCACCTTGTCGCCCGCTCTCTTTGCTTTGATCCGCCGATCGACGATGCTCTGGTAAACCCGCGAGAACACGTCGCCCATGTTGTCTGGCGTGATACCCTGCTGCAAGATGATGGACGGATAATACGACGCTACGTCGAAGTCGGCCAAGACGTAACCCGCCCCAGCGTACACGCTCTGACCCTTTTCGCACGAATGCAGACCGCCGATACCCATCTGGTATTGACCGTCACCGATTGCAATCTTGGTGTCTTTTAACCAGCGCGGCATGACGATAGAGCCGTTGGCCCCGGTTTCGAATTTTTCATCTAACACGCGGCGCAGGATGTCGTTGAGTTCTGGTGACTTAAAAGAAATGATCTTTGGGTCCACGTAGCGGAACGTCTGATCGTCTTTGTACTTCGTCGGTCTTAGGCGCTTGTCGGTTACGGCTTCCACTTCTGAGCGCAACACAGCTTCCGCGATCTGGGCGTCAGACTTCGATCTGAGATCGACAAAATATTCTTCACCCATGTCAGCCCGCAGAGCCACTTGCTTATCAACTGAGCAAAACAACCCGTCGGTCACACGCAGGTCGTTCGCGCAATACTTTTTCAGCAGGTCACGATCTCCTGGCGAGATGCTTGCGCTTGGCTCAATGGGTAGGTCTTGCAGCTTGGGATACCCCATCCGCCCCGCGTACACTTTGAGGCTCGCCCGTCCCGGCACGACCTCAATGATATCGATGTGGTCCCACTGCGGTGGTATCTTTATCTTCTCATCCCTGCCGACCTGCCACGCCTGTTTGCCGCTGGTGATAATCGTATCGCTCAGTTCCTTGAGTTCTTCGCAGCTACGGTTTTGCAGCGCTGCCGCGATCATCAACAGGTCATAGTGGTTTCCGTTGAAGCTGATCGTTAAGTGGTTGCGCATCAAGTTCGCAACCTTCGCCACGTTCAGCGGCTTACCGTCGTACATCTCGAACGACGCCACCTTGCCGTTTTGTCGGTCAAGGAAGCATATTAGGAAATAGTCGCGGTAGCATTCTACGTCGAGTATTAGCGCCATGAGGGGTGTCCTCCATATCCGGCATGAGGAAAGGGGCGACAGGTGCCGCCCCTAAAATTTTACATGAAGTCGTCTTCGTCCACGTCATCAAAATGATC